TTATTTGAACTAAATCTAACTTGAATTTCTTTAAACTTTTTATCTTTAATACGAAATGGTACTATCTCATTTTTATCTGATAATGTTGTCTTTTCTTTCGTTATACTATCTACAATAGTATCTATTTTAATATTATCATTATTCATACATTTAAAATCTACTACGTTGCCTCTTTTATTAGTGGTTTTAGTATATCCTTGGTATCCAAAATTATCTTTGCAAGTTGTAAAATGACTATTTATATCTTTACTATCATCTACATTGCCATCTAATATAAATAATTGCCCTTCTTCATTGCCTAAATATAAATTTCCTCTATATTCTTTTATAAATGTTATATTAAATGGTAATTTCCAGTAAAACCATTCATATTCTATATCGTTTGAGTTATTTTGAAACTTTTTACGACTATCTGCTAAATATATATGAGAATTAATTAAACATAATAAATATCCTTTGTATTCTGCTAGTTTGACATCTTTGTATCCAAGTTCTGATATCATCTTTGGGTCTACTAAACTACTTCTATGTTGAAGTATTTGTTCGCTATATAATGAGCTATTAGAAATACCCTCAAGTCCTTTATTTGAGAAGAAAACTATATCATCATTAAAGTTTATGCCACAAGACACACAACCTAGGCTAATCGAACCATTTACTGAAGGATAAATCTTATTATAAGTTGAATCCAGTGTGGGTGTTAAGTAATATAGACTGCTTGAATTTTGTTCTAAATCTTTTAAAACCCACAGGACATTATTGCCTGGTATTATTGCTTTTACCTGCGCTAGATTTAAACCACACTCATAGTATGCTGTATCTCTTACATATCGTGGGTCATTTAGTTCTGAGTGGAATACACTATTCGGATAATTAGGATTACCACTAAAAAATATTCTATTATCGAATTCACATAATAAAGTACAATTAAGTATTCTATTCAAATAGTCTTTACCAGTTTTAGAATAAGTTATTACAACTTCACTATCTTTTTCTGGTATTTCATTAAATGTAACTATACCTTTTTCTCTATCAACTGTAAAATCTACATTTTCAATTTTTTTAACATTATTTATCATAGCTTCCATTAAGTATTTAGAAGCACTATCTAATTCTTGTGCATCTAATTGGTATTTATCACTTTTACCATCTCCAAAAAAAGCATTTTTTCTTAAAGATGTAAGACAATTAATAGGTTGATATACTAAGTCTCTGTCTGTTTCTTCATCTATGCTTGTTGAACCGTCTGGATTTTTATAGTAAGAAGTCATTGGAATTGTTCCTTCAACCTTTTTCAATGTTTCTCCATCGTATTCCAAATAGTTTATTCCGTCCATAATAAACAAAATATTATCAAATACAAAACTTCTGCTCTCTTTTATATTCATAGAAGTATATAATTCTTGTGTTTCTGCAGGCGTACTCGGATAATTATCCCATTTTAATAGCTTTGGTCCAACGTGTACTAAAACATGTTGCATATCATCTTTTACATAAAAAAATAAACCTAGAATTTTATTATTAAATGTATTTAATAGTTTCATTCCAGGTCTTGTTTGAATACAATCTGAATCTTGATAATCTCTCCACATATTAAGTAAATCAGGGCTTCTTGAAAATGAAACATTATTATTAGAAAAATCTACACCACGAAAATTATTATAGTTTCTTGTTATTAAATCTGTAAGACTAGACATTATATATCAATTCCTCCACTTATCATAACAGATGCACTATTTCTTCTTGGGTCTATTGAGTTTTTAAGTTCTCTATATCTTTCATCAAAATATTTTCCATAATTACTTATCATATCCATTTTTAAAAGGTCGGCGGCGATTCCGTAAGGCATTACTTCTAATACATCAGCGTCTAATTCAAATTCATAATCTTCGTCTTGTTCTAGTCTTTCTATTTCTTGTTCCTCTTCTGTTCCTTCAAATATTATTTCTAATAACTCAGGATATTTAAAATAATAAATAGTAAATGTTCCTTCGTAATCACTGGGTAAAATTATAGTTTCGTCATTAGGCATTTCATATTCTACATCTTTATCAAATACTATTTTATTTAATTGGTATAAATCATCTAATAATTCTTTTAAATTAATAATTTTACTATCTTCTTTAGTTATTTCTACTTCGTATGAAGAATTAAGTTTACGATATTTCATTAAATCTAGTTGTATTGAATTAACAACACCATTTATTTTATTTAAAACATCTGAATCTTCCGCTAAATCTTTTTTATCAGGATAATATTCTTCTATAAGACTAAATGTCTTTATTTTCATTTCTTTTAGTGTCATAATTACACCTCTTTATTCATATCAGTATTATCTTTATATATCCTTCTTACTTCTTGTATTTCTTCTTCTAAGTCCTTAATTTTATAAAATTTTTGAACTGGAATAATATACCCTTGATTTTCTTGCCATATCAGTACAGTTCCTTCTGTTAATTCTTGAGTAAGTACTGACTTTTCTGTTGATTTAATGCCATTAAACTCAGTTTCTTTATTTATTTCAGTAATAAGTTTTAAATCTTTCAATGTTTGATGTATAGTTTTATCATCATTATATTCGTCAAACTCAGTTTCTTTAGTTATTGTTCTTCCGTAGTATTGTTTTAAACTAGGTTGCATTGTAAATAATTCATTATTCATATTAAGTCCTCCTTCTTTGGTCGAGAGAAATGGAATTGCACCATTTTTAAGTCTACACACTCGAAAAAAGAGAGCTATTGCTCTCATATCTATTGATTATATTGCAGTTTTAATTACATAGATTTCATCTGCTCTAGTTACTAAAGCTCCAAAGCAGTATAAACCTTTTAACGCATCTGAGAATGCATCTTGTGGACGATAAGCTTCTACTTTATCAATTTGTTCAACAAAGTCGATTGCTTTATCAGTTCTTAAGATATTATAAACAGAAGCTTCATCTTTAGGTAAAAGATTTTCAATACATACATAAGCATTATTGATTTTACCTACAGCACCTTTCTTTAAAATTTCAGGGTTATTTGTAGATAACTCTGTTAAAGCTTCTCTATAAATTGTGAAGTTCATAGGTGCTACTTCAAAGTAGAATGTACTGTTAATAGGAACATTCTTGCTATATAAGGTAGCAAAACCATCTTCAACAGTTCTTATAGCATTAGCTTTAGTTAAAGTTACAACCGATTTACTTGATTCAATTGTGTTATCTTCTACACCAGCTTTTACTAATGAAGCTACATATTTATCTCCTTCTAAAGATAATGCACGTGAAGCTTCATCAGTTAATGCTTCCATTAAACCATCTTGACTTTGTGCTTTATCAACGTCATCTACTTCAAAATTGAAATATTTGAATTGGTCAATTTTTAAAATCATACTTCCGTCTGCAGCTGCATCTCTTGTGATTGATTGACCTGGCACATAAGTTCTTACTTCAGGTGCTACTACGTTTAAGATTTTAATTTCTTTTGCGTTAGTAGTTTCATTATCGTGTTTAAAACTACAATGGTTTCTTAAAGATGTAATTTTCTTTAATGATTTTTCAATAGATTTACTCCAAACTGTACGTTGGAAATGTGTAATTGCCATATTTATCATTCCTTTCATTTAATCAGGAATTATAAAGTTATCTTTTCATTGTCATTGATTTTCTTACTGCTTCCCAAACTTTAGGATTATCTAACTCTTCAGGAGTAAGTTTACTTATTTCTTCTTCAGTATAATAATCTTTAGTTTTGTTCGGTTCAGCATTCTTCATACTTCCTGGATTTTCAACCTTTGGCTTAGGTTTATTTTTACTATACATTTCGTATATATCTTTGATAGGTACATTTGAATTAAACATTTTTCTAAAATCATTGAATGACTTATCAGAAAGTAGTTCTTCTTTTGCACCTAAACTTTTAAGTTCACTCTTATTTTTTTCTTCTGTTAACTTTTCAGCTAAAGTATTAAAAATAATGCGTTCACTTTCATTTAAATTTTGATACCCTATGTTGGCTAAACGATTAGCTTCTTCTACCATCGCTTCATGTCCTTCTTCAATAAAATTATTGGCTTCATCTTTAGCTAATACTTCTAATTGATGTTCACTTAGTCCTGGTTTATAAGGTTCAGGCAGTTTTATACCTTGTTCTTCATAATATTCTCTTAACTTTTGATTAGCTTCGTTAATATCACTAGCACCTAATGCACTTTTAAGTACATTTTCAGTATCTTTATAAGTAGACATATTATTTGCGTTTTCTTTTTCAAGCTTGCGCATTTTACGTGCAACACGTCTGTCTACTAAGTCATTAAGTTCATTATCGGTAACAAATCTACCTTTTGGTTGTTCTTCTTCTGTTTCTTCAATAGTTTCTTCATTAGAATCCTCTACTTCGGTGGTATCAGTTAACTCTATACCTTCCTGGATTTCTTCTGTTGTTTCAGCTTCAACATTTTCATTAGCTTCTAAAGCTACATTTTCGTTTTCATCAAACATTTTTTTCTCCTCCTATTTTTAAAGTGTTTGCTTCACTATTCCTAAATGCTTTTCATGTCGTCATTAGCTTTGGACAAAATAAAAACAACTACATTTCTTTTTGCGTTGCTTCATTAATCATTTGATAGCCTTGATTAGCTATACTATCAATATCCATTTGATTAGCCATACTTTGTTCTGACTCTAATTTCATTTGCATTGCTTGTTGCTCTAAAACATCAATTTTCTCTTGTGCTTCTTTTCGTTTTTTAACTATATTTTCTAGTTTTGTCTTAGGCATCACACTATCACTATCTAAACTCTCTACATACTCTTCAAATGTAATTTTTCCTTGTGTGAATAGATTTTCAAGTGATAATTCTTGAGCATATTTATCGAATGAGCCACGAGGTGTAATATCAACTTTAACACTAGTACTTAAAGCTTCTAATATATAACTTGGAACTTGTATTAGTTGAGGTACTAATTCTCCAGTCATTTGGTCTGGTACTTCATCTTGTATCACTAATCCATCACTATACACTTGCCACATTTGAAACCATATTCTTGCTATATCTTCTATGAACGATTTTAAACCTACCATTTGGTCGTTTAATGGTTGGTTCTGGGCATTTTGGACAGCAAGAATAGCTTTACCACTTGCGCTTTCTGGATTAATATTTCCTGTTGTAGCATCTCCTGCGTTATTTAAATCTTTAGACAAAGTAATGAGTTCATTTTGGAACTTTTCGCTATCAGTACTCATTTGAGTAACTTGTGTATTGCTAAAGACGTCATTTGCTTTTACCATACCATTAGTGTCTTCAAATTCTATTAATGCTCCTACTTTATTTATAGCATTTTTGTTTTTTATTCTAGATACATTAGCAATTTTTTGAGGATAAGCTATATTCTTAATTGTTATGGCTCTTCTCATAGCTGTTTTATTTGTTTCTAATTGATTAGGTATTAATTGTCTTACTTCTCCTATGCCACGTGCATTACCTTCTTGGTCGTCCCAATTAAAATGTGCCACTGGATAAAGTGTAAGTCCTGTATCTCTTTCTTTTTTGATATCGCAATACTTAGTAGCTTGCGTAAAATGGATGGTACCATTTTTACGATATAGTTTTGTAATTAACCAACATTTTTCTTCGAGCTCGTCCTTACCACTATCTCCTGCCACCGTAGATGTATCATTATCCGTTACTATATTTTTAACTAATTCTTCATCTATAAGCTCTTTTCTTGCCATTTCTTGTAGTTCAATAATAGTCTTTCTTTGACGAATTAATATGTAGGGTTGTAATTGAATTTCTTCTTCATTCTCATTACCATACATAATATCATTCTTTGAAATAATTTCATTTATTGGGTTATCACTATTATTATCATAAGTTACATAAGCAATAGCTTCATCATTTATAGCTGATTGTTTTGCCCACTTCTTAACTTTTAAATCCATAAAGTCTTTATCCCAAACTTTAGATGCTTTTTTATTTAATAAATCACATAACTTCTGTGCTGGCTCAATAAATTCTACATTTTCAATATTCTCTGGACTATAATTAATAGCAAATAAATTAGAAGTAATTGTTGATACTTTATGCTTAACAATAGGTTTTATAAAGTTATGTTGTACTTTTTCAACACCTTCTACTTTTAGCCCCGCCCATTGGTCGCCATTATACATGCGATTATTTAAATCAGTATCTGAATAAATATTTCTTCTATTCATAAAATTAACACATTTTTGATAAAGTGTCCAAGTATCTGTTTCTTGTAAATTTTCTATATTCATATTCTACCTCCTATCTAGGTATATCTTTTTGCCCTATACTACTTCCATCATAATTATCAATATTATCAAGATTTGTTTGTGTTATTTCTTGTTCTTTTTCAATTATTTTATTATCCTTGTTTTCTTGTATTTTTTCTTTTACATAAGTAATAGGGCTTTGCACTTCAATTGGTTCATCTTTTCTCAACTTAATGCCAATTTGAATACCTTTGATAAAAGAAACTAAAATAAAAATACCAAAAGTGGCACACAATATTGCAACATCTATCATTTCTTCTTATCCTTTTTGATAACTTCTTTTCTTATTTTTTTTGATAAGCTTATTATTATCTTGTAAGCCTTTCTCTCTAAGCTTTTGTAATTCTCTATATCTTTTCTTTTTCATATTACTATTATCTCCTCTCCCCAGTCTTGATATTTTTCTTCTACTTTAAAGAAATTATCAAAACTTGTTTCTTTATTTTTTACTTCTCGACTTGGTGATATATGATTCACACAAAAATATCTTAAAGCATCTGTAATGTGTGTTGGTTCGTGAGGCTCAGTAGCACAGTCATTTGGATTCTTCTCATCATGTTGTAACTGAGGTAAGTACTTAATAAGATTTAAGCAATTATTAAATATTTTTAAATCACTATCTTCTATTAACTCTCCAATTTGTTCATGCCTTATTTTCTTAATTTTTAACCACTCTTTTACATTTAACCAACCCGATTCACGATTATTGCTTACTTTTGTTAAATCAATGCCACCTTCATAAAATAATTCTGCTGTACTTTTACCAGTGTCTCTATTTCGATTCCATAAATCAGGTGGAGCATATTTATATTTATACTTATAATGTCTCATCATACTTTTTAATACTTGCCTTGCTTCACTAACAATTAAGTTTGATTTGTGTATCTCATTATATACATAAGCTTTGCCTTTACTATCTACTGCAACAAAAAGAACTGCGAACATATCTAGTCCGTAGTCCATAGCTATATATCTATCCCAAGT